GTCGCGTGGTGCCCTCATTTATAAAAAATATATATAATCTCTGGCTTATATATCTTGTAATGGACGAAATTTTAAAAGCGTATGCTTTGAAAAAACAGACCCTGGAAAAATACATTAATGGATTATGGAACAATGCACTGAAAAATCGGAGGATAACCTCGAGTATGAAATCAAATTATAAAATGGCTTTAAACAAGTTTTATAACGAACAAATGAAAATACTGGACAATGAACGTCGTCGGCTCATTCACGCATTAACGTCTTCTTCCACGACAACATTGCCATTACCAATTGTTCCTTCGAAAAAAGCTTGTTTGGTAGGAATCAATTATCAAGGCACCTCCGCTGAACTACGAGGCTGTGTGAATGATGTGTATATTCTCAGAGATCTGTTGGTATCGCAGTATAAATATAAACCGGAAAACATTGTGGTACTCACGGATCATCATGCGACGCGTGAAAATATTCTGAGAGAATTCACCTCTCTTGTTCAGCAGGCGAAATCCGGCGATTCGATCTGTTTTTCCTTTAGCGGGCATGGATTTTACCAAAAAGATGCAAACAACGACGAAGCCGACGGAAATGATGAATTGATTGTGACGGTAGATAATTACGGAATCAGCGACGACGAATTTAAAGTGATTCTCGAGACGCATTTGACTTCAGGCGTGAATATGTTTGCTATATTCGATAGCTGTCATAGCGGTACGGTNTTAGATCTTAAATATTCGTTTGATAATAATATTATTGCGACTGTAAATGAATCCTNTAATGAAACCAAAGGGAATGTGATTTTATTAAGTGGATGCAGAGATAATCAAGAGAGTTCAGAGGCGTATCTGAATAATTCTTTTCAAGGCGCGTTATCTGCGGCGTTTGTTCTGTCCATGAGAAACAATCTTACCATGACGTGGAACGAATTACTGGTCAATATGAGAGAAATCATGGTATTTAATCATTTTGATCAAGTCCCGCAAATCAGTTCTGGGAAATCTGGTCCTTTGTCCGGTGTGCAGGTGACTATTTAGTTTTATTTTGTTTATTGTAGATGAACGAAAATAGTTGGATAATAGAGATGATTCTTAACGGTAGCGGGAATAATGAATGAGACAACAAACACAATTAAATATACATCATTGAAAACAAACACCTACAAAAATGCCAATAAAACAATGGCAATTAAATCGAATTAGATCTGAACTCGGCATAGACTCCTTTTCATACAATGAAATCGAACAAACCGTGCAATTCCGGTATGGGAAATATGACGTTCAAATGAGCGAATTGACGCATTATCCTTTCCATCCTCCTCGTATCCATATCAATGGGACGCGGGCGAATCTCTTGGAGTAGACACCTATAATAGCAGTATCAATGGAATAACGATATCGCCTAAAAAGAATTTCTGTATTTTGAAAATCTGGATGAAAGATACGTTTCATAAAAACCCGGATTATATTACTGCTATCGCGAATCTAACAAAACATGGCGTCATGTTTAAATTGCACGGAGAAAAATAAGATATTATCATTTTTTAATACTAATATTTTATCGTTTAAGAAAACCAAGTGAAAACCAAAAATGTATATTTATTTCCTCTATTTAGGCATGTCAACGTCGTAGGATGATTGCTGAACTGGTCAGACACAATTTGAGCACATATTACCTAAGGCATTGACATCTTCCCCTATACCTCCTCCTACTCTGATAATTAAATATCAACCGTTAATGTATACAAATGTGTTTTTCAGGGAATATTTCTTTAGGATTTGCCACAATCGGCATATTAGCAAGTTTATATTTCTATGACAAGAACAAATACGCTTCTGTCGGAATATTTTATTTTGCTCTTATGGAAATATTACAATTTCTTCAGTACAGAGTGATAGACCAATGCAGTAGTAATTATAACAAATTTTTAACAATTATTGGATATATTCATATTTGTTTCCAACCTTTATTTTTTAATGTATGGCTATTTGCGTTTACAAAAAAACCCAACTTTGTTTTTTTATACATGTCATTTTTCGCGGGGTTACTGTTGGCTAGTCGTTTATTTGTTGCGAAAGAGGACGAGCTTTGTAATAATAAGATGGAACCTTTATGTGGCAAAAGAACATGTTCTTTTTCTGGTAACAAACATGTCGCATGGAATATCAGATTGCGTGCTCCAGGTGTATATTGGTGGACACCAAGTCTAGGTTTACATTTTTTTATGTGGGTCGTCCCTGTATTGACAACTATGCAGTTGAAACCTATTTTGGCAATGATAATAACAGGACCTTATTTAGGTTTACTTTTAACTGATAATATTCACGAGCGACCGGCGATATGGTGTTATACAGCAATTAGTCAACTGTTTGTGTCTTGGTTTTTATTACGAAACTAATTGTTTTTGGCGTACTCAATAGTACGAGGTATTTTGTTATTCTTGCGATACATTGCGTCAATTACTTGTCTACACTCAAATATTTCTTTGTTTCCATTGTAATCTATACTGACATTAACATCAACTACATACTCAACGTACGTAATGTTTTTTAAAATTTCATAGTATTCCTTATCCCAGTCACTGTACCCCTCACCCAATTCGTGAATGTCATCAGACTTATAAAAAGAATATTCGTAAACCTTTTTACAAGAATTTTGGATTGATTGAATATGTATATTAATTTCATCCGATTCAAAAGAAATTGAATAATCATCATATGTTTCATTTCCGATTTTTTTTGAAGATTTGGCCTTGATGTCAATTGGATTAAATATATCAGTGACGGCTGCTAAAATTCCTGAATATATTACTTTGTCGTTTTTGATATCCTTTATTATGATTGGCTTTAACGTACTGGAGTCATTAAAATTGTCGTCATCGCCGAACATCAAAATGTAAATTAACCAATCCTCATTTAAAACAACAAACCAGGTGTATGTCGTTAAAAATGCATTATTACAACCAATAAAGTTGTCAAACCAATATACACCTTCATTTATTTCTTTTCCATTAACAACACCATTAAGTATTTTTCCAATATAAGGATTGTCTGAAAACCACTCGCCTGGGGTACTCGTTTGTATACCCTTTACATTTACAATATGACTTAATATGTTATGGAAAGGTGGAGCAAAACTTGCTTGATTTGTTGTGCAATCTGTTATTGATAAATTAACAAAAATCTTAAATTTATTTGTATTCACTCTCAGCGATGACTTATTTTCCATAAGATTAATTTCCTGCACGTATATATCTTTTATTTTTAGCGTCAATGTGTTATTTGATTTGTGGACTACAATATCTTTCATATCAACATTTAAAGTTTCACTTGTAGATGTTTTAGTTACAAAATTATATTTGTATATACTGAAAACAATCGCGGTTGAAAACTTATTGCGTAGATTTGCCAGTATCCAAATCGTTTCTTGTTTTGTATGAAAAAACCAATAAACATACCAGAATGAAATATTTTCGCCGTCTCGATCAATTTTCGAATAAAGTTTTCTATCGTTCACTCCCAAAATAATTACATCCGTTAAATCGCTCATCCATTTTTTAGTTTGGACATCCTGTAATTTACGCGTTGCCAATCTAGCTATGTAACAATAAAATATAATTAATAAAAATAATAATATTATTAAAATTGTAATTATATGTATTGACGATATTTTCGGTATTTTTAATATTTTTGATGTTTTTGATATTTTGGCTGGCATTATATATAGAAAGTACATATAAAAACATTCGGTTCTGTCGTTATTTATATATCTCTTGGAGGGAAAAACCTCTCCTACTCCCCGCGACATTACCCTAAACGACTGTACGATGAACATACCTCTTCGAAATACAATAATAAATGTCCTTGCTGCGTGAGTATTTATTGTCCGGATAAATGGGCTCCGTCATTAGGGATAAAACATATCATGAGTGAATATATCGCCTTTGTGGAAAAACTGAAGACGTACCAGAAAATAAAAATATTCCGGGATGTCATGTTACCAGACGATATGATCGGAGAAATCATCTCGTTTCTACTGTGAAACCAGCAAAGAAGAAAACGTCACATCCAATAAACGATGACTACTACTGGATGACTCTGGACTTTCAGAATATAAGCAACAAAAACAATAGTACGATATTATTGCGACGACGTTCATTTTATTACTGCAATAAAAAAAACGATTTTCTTTTTATTTTTGTTTTAAGAAGATANCGNAATCAGATAGTCGTACTCCATTTTCATNAAACAGCGTAATGTTACCATAACATCGACCATAGAATTATGCATATTCGTTGGTGGCGGCTCTGAATCGAATAAATGTGTATTCAGTTCCAGCAACGTCGGCCATTTATACGTGACGGGTTTTCCTTCTTTCTTCTGCTTCAAGGCGTGCGCGATTTTACAGATATCCGTAGAGGATTCCATCGTACATACATATCGCATGTTTCTGCTTTTGAGATAGGTATGATGAAACAGATTCAGTGCATATGGGTGCGAAACGGCGAGTTCTGGCCAGTGTCTTTGGAATTCAATCGATAACATATTCGAATCGAACTGGTAATTATGCGCGACGAGAAGCGTAGATCGGTGATAATCTTCGTAGAATTCTTTTAGAACGTCGATCATCAGATATCCGGCCGCACACATATCATAGGTGATGTGATTGACATCGGATGCTTCTTTCGGAATCTCTACATTCGCGGGGATTTTGATATAACTATCTACGGTTTTAAGCATAGTTTTGCGGTCGCAATCATACATGGCGTAACTCAACTGCAAAACATAGGGACGTTCTTCTATTTTATGCATATTGCTTTTGCGCAATAATCCGGTAGTCTCGACGTCGAAGACCAGTGCGATTGTTGTTCTATCTTTCGTCGGAATGGGGGAATAGTAATTGACTTTCATGATTCGCTCTTTTGTGGTTGTAGTATGGTTGGATTGTTTAAAAAAATCAATTTTCAAGACATAAAATTGAAATTAAATCCAGCCGATATCGCTCTCATACACAGTAAAAGCAACATTCGTAATCATGTCGTCGTCCATTCAGAAAACCTGCCATGAAAAAGGCTGCACCAAATTTCCGTCTTTCAACAAGGCGCGAAAAACAAGCGGGAGATTTTGCTACCAGCACAAAAAGGAAGGCATGGTTAGTATCATGTACAGACATTATAATAACCAACTGGACGAAGTGTTCAAGAAATTGCCGAGAGATTTGCAGTGGGAGATTCTCGTTGAGTTTGTGGGCGGATATGTGATTCGGAACAATAGACTGAGACGACTGATGTCGGGCGAGATCCAGCGACAAATGATGGAAAATAACTTTGAAATAAACGAACTGTCTTTACGAAGACTATGGGCCAAACCGTTTGTGAAATACCCCATATCTGGCTGGGACTCGCAGTGGGCTCATTATGAGTCAATCTCACAGAACCGAACCACATGGAGTAAGCGTGGAAAAGAGTATAGTTACCGAAGTAATGGAGACCTCTTTGATGATGATGATCCGGAACACTTGCGTAGCATTGCTTCCGCTGAATTTTCTCGCCAAGATGTGGGGGTGGTCTTGTTCGAGTCGAAAAATAACGGAAAACTCTCTTATGGGTACAACAGTTGGTCAAGAGAATGGTATATCACGGAAATAGATGATTCTGTCGTGTTGCCGCCGTATGAGAAGCATGTATATCCTTCTTATCCATATACGAACAAAAAACTGGGGAGACCGGTCTTGAAAATGAAACTACATAATCCGATTCCCAAAGATCCGCCCATCGGATTGGATTATAAGGACACGAAGAAATGGCTTTTAGAAGAGCGTTTTAGATTTTAGGGTATTATTATGTTGTTATTATAGATTTTGCGATTCCCGTTATTAAGAGATGTTTTACAAAGAGATGTTTTTTTAAATGTGAATAAACTATATAATATCATGAGTTCGTTTGTAGGAAGTTTTAATGGAACCTGGGATGAACTTGGAAACGCAATTATAGACAACAATTCAGTAAAAATCTCAAAAACCACCCCTAACACTATGCCATCATATAACGGAGCGGCTAGTAGTGAGTCGGTTAATCAAAATCATAGTATTCCTATAGGTCAAGGTGCAGTAGACCGCACGAACTCCTCCGCTGTTATTGCCAACTTAATTAATCAAATTGATAAAGCGGTTAATGCTGTTAAACATGTCGCTGACACTGACAATCCAGCGAATGCAGTAACCGCGGGTCAAAACGTTTTAAATTATGTTGGGAAAATATTTTCTACACTCAACGACCTATCTCGAAAAATCCCGGAAATTCAAACAACATTTCAAGGGACTTATGCCGCTGTTCAAACATTAAAAACAACGATTGAAACGTGTAAAGGAAAACTGGATGGTACTTTTGACAAAGCTAAAAATATTCCTCATAATGTATTTGTACTCGGTGAGGTATTCTTATCGGGTCAACAAACTGTATCATCATGTCTTTCAGATATAAAAACTGCTGGAATCGCCTTGTTTGATGCATGGAAAGCTGATAAAGAAAAATGGCAGCAGACACAAGCAGGTGGTCGCAATCGTCGTCGAAATCGTTCTCAAATGAAACGTAGCAGAATCAAAAAGACAAACAGAAGAAAGAGCAAACGAGCTCATATCCGAACACATTAGTAAAGTAATATAAAAAGACCATTCTTATAATCACAACCCTTTCACCATGACTACGACTCGAAAACAATGGGTTTTCATCGAAGATGAATCGTATCCAACTACTGGTTATTTCATGATTGAAAATTCCCCCATTATGTACGATATCAATGTCTGTCATTCCATCGGAGATATATTCCGTATGGAACGCTCAAATTTAGGTCCAATGAATGGATGCAAATCGTGCCTAAAAAAAGGATGTATCCGTGGAGTGTTTGTTGCGGCCTGCAATATTTGTGCAATGAGTTTATTTGCACAAAAGGATCATTTTTTTTATGAGAAATACAGAGCTTGGCATTCGGCGAAAACAAACATGGACACTACGAATGTGGTGGGATATAAACACTACAAAAATCGGACACTTCGGATTTACAACAAGGATAAACACAATAATGCATGTAAAATAGCGGTGCATACCAGATTCGAAGACTCTCCTTATTATGTTGTGTGTTAGAGAGACGAACGAAATATTCACTTATAAAGAGAAGGCTTCTTAACAGAGACGAAATATTAACGTGTCCTTTTCGTTCTTTTACTTTTTCTCTTTCTTTTACTTTTTCTTTTACTTTTTAGAGTTTTTCCTCCTCCCGTTGTTGTTGTTGTTGTTATTTTCTCTAATGCCACAGGGCACATCTTCCCATCTAAACAAACTCTTGACTTCAGGCATTTCTTGGTGTCCAAGTATTTTTCGAATACTTGAAATCATGTTTATACATTATATTCACAAAATATAATATATATAAATATAATGCTTCAGAAATGTGTTCGATAAACAAAAATCCATATTGTGCTAAACCCCGTTCAGAACCATCATATCTACATCGGTTTTCAATTGTTTCATGAGATCTTTATCTTCCGTCTCGAATTTCGATTGAAAGCCTTCAAAGTTCTGTTGTTTTGTCATGCTTATTTTCTCCTTGTTTTCCGTATATTTTTCGTCCAGCATATTGTATCCGTTCAACACCATAGACTCAATCGCATCTTTACGATCTACCGTTTTCCATTTCTGGTTGTTTCCCATGACGGATGCGTAGGGAAGTTTTTTGTTGGTGATTTTAATGTTATGATTTTCGGGATGTTTCGGGTCGAAATGGATCTTCTCCAGCAAGGAAGGAATGGATTTATATACGCGACCGATACAGGCCATTATCGCTTTGTCGTCAATATAGTCGGTATTTTCGCTCCCGAATGCGTTTATGTTGATGGTGATGTTTTGGGTTCCAATCTTACTGTTATTGTTCGTTGTATT